GATGAGCGACGGCATTGAGATCGACGGATGTGCCAGATGCGTGATTTGAAAGCTTGTCATTTGATCAACGGATGTTGCGAAATGCGTATCCCCAATCATCAAGCTTGCCTTCATTGATCGGTTCGATCAGTTCATGGAAATCTTTACAAAATGCAATGATCAATGGTGCGACGGCTTTCGCACATCGCACCTTGATCCCCGTGTCCCCAATCACGAAGCTTTGAACACCGATCTCAGCTGCGTCTTTTGAAGCTTGCCATCCGTTGTGACTTTGGATCATTTTCCAAGCTTCATCCCTTTGGGAATTGGCTTGTCGTAATTCCAGCTTTTGATATAAACAATTCCATCGCCGTCATCATGCAAATTGATGACTTCGTTTTGTGGTCGAAAATCCTCGATTGTTAATTCGGGATAAATTGCCATGATTTCGTCTAACATTTTTACGCTCCTAAGTATTGAACGGCTAAAAACATTCTGCGGCTGCCTTGTGCAAAAGTTGCTGTTGTCGTACCAGAATCCTGATATCCCAGCATTTCAATATAGTCACCGACTGCCAAATATTGAATGTCCGAGATTGACATACCCAAGAAATTTGCATATTTAGCATCCACAACATTTGCCAAAGGTGTTGTGCCATTTTTCTGAATATACAGATCGCGCTGACCACTTGTTCCACCATTTTGATACGTTGCCACAGCAGTGATCAAATAGTATCCAGCTTTTCCGCTTGGAATTGTGATTCTGGAATTGTTTGTTGTTGTGCTGTGAAATCCATCTGTATCATAATTTTCAGCATCTAAAGTGAAAGTGACGGTTGCGCCATTGCTCATTGATTGATCAGCTGTGGCATAAGCGCGACATCCTACAAATGAAGCACCAGCAGCAGCCCACTTGATGCCAGTCGCTGTTGTTGAGTCTGCCGTCAAAACTTGACCATTCGTACCTACTGCCAAAACCGCCGGCGTCGATGCTGCCGTAGCTGTGAAAATGTTGCCTTTTGCCGTAGCTGTCGATTTTGGAATTGCCGCATTTGCCAAATCAAAAGATGTCTTGACGGCATTTGGTGTTGCTGCTGTCGTTGTCGATGTGCTGGATGTTGAATCAGTCAGCTGAACAGCTCCCGATTGTGTCGTTGATGCAGCTTGAATTCCAATCGTCACATCACCAGATGTCCCACCGCCGGTCAATGGCGAAGTCGCTGTGACCCCTGTGATATCACCCGGATTTGCGGAAGTCCAGACAAAATCCATGTCAGCGTTTGTTGCCTTCGACAGAATTTGACCGGTTGTGCCGCCTTTAAGATCAGCCATCGTCGTATCGACAGCTTGACCAAATACTTCAAAATCAGCTGGCAGATCAGTCACCAGATCGGTGGCTGTTGGCATCTGCCATCCAAAATTGCTTGTTGGATTTGTCATGTTTTCTCCTTAAGCCACGATTGTGGCATTTTGCCAATCTAGTGTCGGATTGATTGTGTTCCAGCGTTCCGTGATCGGTACGTCATTCCATCTCATCGCCTGCAATGAGAATGAAATCGGTGACAGATTTAGTGAAACGCTGATTTGATTGTATCTGGCAGAAAATGTCCAGCCTTCGACAAATCCCAGATATGTACCGCTGCTCATATTCAATGGCAGATCGCTAATCGCCACTGGCATACCCATGAAAACTTTGATCAGATTGTCTCGATCAGAATTGTCAATCTCCGGATTTGTCAGCTCATAAGTGATGGAATTGAAATTGTATTGAGGATACGCACGCAGTCCAAGATAAAAATTTGCCTGAGATTGAGCATCGGCAGCGTTGTGCAAAGTCGTGGTGATAATCTGTGCAAGCTCGCCATATAGACCAATCGACGTATTATCTTTTGCAGATTTCTCTGATGTCGATGTTGCATCATATTTCAAAGTGATTGAATTTCGCACATCACCTGCACGCTGTTGAATGATCAATCCTGATCCAAGTGCGTTATTGGCTGAAAGTTCGACATATCCGTTAGTCGATAAATATTGGCTTCGATGAGTCGAATCGGCATACCCGATTTGACCGAGTGAATTTTCATAAATATATCCGAGTCCAGACGTTGCCAAAGCTGAAACCAATGTATATACGTCAGTCCGATCAGATGATCTTGCCGCTAGTTCATAATTGCCTGGTCGATCAATTTCACCAAGTCCGGAATTCTGAGCTGTCGCCCATGTCGTCGTTGATGGATAAGTAGCCCACGTCAAAGCCTGTGGTACTTCTTGCCATGAATCAAAAAGCACAGCTTTGAGGATGTCATAAATCTGATCTCCGTCGTGTTCTTTTGGAAGCACGCCATTTGTCAATGCCTTTGGAAGTCGAGCCAATGCGCCAAGCGCGATGATGCCAATCTTTTGCGTGTATCCGACGCTTCCAATTTCAGCAATAGAAATGGAAACATCAACGACTGATCCACCAAAGATCGGGACAAATGTTGCTGTTGAATCTTTTAGCTGAATTGAAAGTGAATCATTGATCTGAATTGGGACATTTGTTTGTTCAAGATTGATGATTTCAAGATTGATATATCCTGCATTTGCTTGCTCATAAATATTGGTGCGTCCAGATTGGATCGTCAGATTTGACAAAACGGCAGCCGTATATTCGACGCCGCCAATGGTGACTTTCCAGATTGGATTGAATTGCGTCATGCGAATTGCAAGCTTCCAGCACCATTTGTGCCGCGATAGTAAGAGTCATTCAAAGTATTGACGATCGTGCGAGCTGTACCCTCGGGGTCGATTGCGCCAGAGACGTTGATTGTGATTCGATCAGCTGTTGAAAGCCCACCAGTTGCGGCATCGCGAGCAGCGGCAGCGGCTTCTCGTTCAGCACGTAATCTTTCGGTTTCCGCTTTAAGTTGCTCACGTCGCAAAATTGCAGCTTGCATTGCTGGTGAATAGGCAGACAATGGTGCGCCCGTAAAAGTATTCGGATCAGCCCCCGGATTGAAAGCTCCACCAGCCACACCAGTCTGGAATCCTGAATCCATGACAGTGGTCGATCCTGTATCCGTCGTCGCTGTGGCGTCAAAACTGACTGATGCTTTCAATGATTTGTCATTTGAATCGCCAAAAAAGAATCGCGTGATTGGATTGTCTGTCACCAATTTGATGAAAGCTTTGATTTTATCCACGGTGTTTGAAATGAATCCAACAAGCTTTGAAAATCCATTGACAAGACCCACAACAATGTCGCCCACAATGTTGAGTGCCGTTTTGAAAGCACCGCCCAAAAGTGGTGCAAGATACTTTTTGATAAATTCCCAAATCTTTTCAAGGAAATCATAAAATGGCTGCAATTCCTCAGAATTGTCGCTGATGGCTTTTTTGATCTTATCAAAAGCCGATTTCAATCCTTCAAAAATTGGCACGACAACAGAGAGAATTGCTGGTATGACTTCCTCATATAAGAATTTCCACCACTTAATCAAAACGGGCAAAAGATCATCGCGAATTGTTTTGAAAATTTCACCAAATGCTGGACCGAGAGTTTTGCCCAAATTGTCTGCAAAACTTTGAATTGCTGGAATACCTTTATCAACAAAGCCACTGACCAACGGTGTGAGCGCATCAAGTACGTACGATCCGACGGTTTCTTTTGCTTCATTAAACGCAATGCCCAAGCGATCCATTTTGCCTTGAAATGTTTCAGCTTGCTTGGATGCTTGACCTTCAAATGTAGATGCAAGCGCAGCCGTGGCAGCGTCGAAATCTTTTGATTTGATGATGCTTTCATCTATGCCCACACCAAGTTTTTTCAGCGCACCAAGATTGCCATCATGTGCTTTCGCCAAAGCCTCGGAAACAGCCTGCAAATCTTTTCCAGTGCCGGCAGAAATGTCTAGTGCAAGTGACTGCAATTTCTGAGCTTCGGTGACATCTATTGTCGAGCGAACCAGTCGATCCAGCGATGGACGTAATTTGTCATCTGTGACGCCATTTGCCAATGAGGTTTTTGTTATGTAATCCTCGACGGCTTTGATTTGTCCGTTTGTTGCTCCGGTTACGTTTTCAAGAGTTGTGGCGAGTTTTTCCTGTGCAGCTTGATCCTCGATCGCAGCCTTTACACCATCGACAAGCAGTTTTCCGGCGTATGCAGCGGCAGCTATTCCAGCAGCTGCAAATGCCGCACCGACTTTTTTCGAGAAATCACCCATTTTGCTGGCAGATGTTTTGACGTCATTGTCAGCTGTCGAAAGCGATTTTTTGAGCTGATCAACGTCAGCCAGAATGGAGAGCTTAAGCGTTCTTGAACCTGATGCAGCCATCACCACTCCTTAAGAATTCTACTGAAAGCATTTTCCCACTGATTGATGATATAAGGCTGTTCGGCACGCAGAGTCGGATATATGAACCATCCTTTTGATCCGCGACCTTCACTGCCAGACCACACCGGAAATTGCTTGAATTTGTTCGATCCAAATTCATAACCGCCCCAAAGCATTTGAGTCGTACCACCGCCGCTGAGTTTTTGGGATGCAAATCCAAATGAAATCTCACCAGTTTTGGCAGACTTTGATACACGCGATCCGGAAGCGATCATCGGCGCGACGTTATTGTTCGCGTTTGAAGCTGCGCTTTGGATTCGTCCCTGCAAGTAAGTCGCCAAAGCATTTGATTCTTTTTTGGCTTCTGTGACAGCTTGTTCATCCATCGCTTTGAAAGCTGCATATATGCCACGGAGATCGGATTTATCGTAGGCGATTGCGTCCTCAGCCATTGCGTTTCTCCAGAATCTCCATGACCGTCATGATGTCATCGGCTGTTTCAAATGATTTGGGATCAAGACCGGTTTCGATTGCTAAATCCCAAATCAGTCGATTTAAGCTTCCGACGGCGTAGCTTTTGGGGTATCAGTTTCTCCGACCGAAATGTCCGCAACGGTTTCACACCAGACTTCAAATGGCTTGACGGGTTTTCCAGCTGACTCGCGCTTCATGGCGTGATAAGCCAAAAACATCAGATCAGCAATTCCCAGTTTTTCTGAAACCTGCTGAATAGTGTTTCCCGTCTTGTTTTCCCATTTCATCCACTCGGGTGGAAGTGCCACGTGTGTGGCACTCTCACCGTTGCTGTGTTCGATCTGAATTGATAGTTTCATTTTTGCTCCCGATTCTTTGTTTTAGTCTAAGACTGGTGTCGTGACACAAGTGAAAGCAAGAGTCGCTGTCAATGCGTCTGGTGCTGTACCGCCCAAGTCTGGGAAAATTGGCTGTACGCTGAAAGCATAAGCCACGCCATTGACTGTGAATAGCACTGGCAACGCTGTATTTGGTGTCGTTGCAGCTGCGTTCCAAAGAGCTTCACAAAGAGATGTCGCAGCACCGAAATCCTGCAAAAGCTCGACGTTAAAAGTTCCCTGTGTGTCGGTGGTGTAATACGCTTTTCCATCAAGTGTCTGATATGTATTGATAGTCGATGCGACTGTCAAAGTTGCGCTTGTTGCCTGAGCATCGAAGTTGTCACCATCAATCGTGAAAGTGATATCTCTGCCAGTGATGATTGATGTTGCCATCTTTGGTCTCCTTAGTTGTTTTCCTGTGTGTAATATGTCGAAACTGTGATGTCAGCCGTTAAGAATGACCCCGTTCCCACATTGATGATCGCTGGTCTTTCGACAATATCGACCACATATCCCGCTGGCATTGCACCGAGAATTTGAATGACAAGCTGCTCCAATCCATCGAGCGCGCCTGCGTTGTTGTTGTACGCGACAACAGCTGAAATGATGAAATTTAGTTTGACCTTTGTGACAGCTCCATTGATAAGCGTGTTTTCCATATATGGAGAATCTGCAACGATTACGCACGCCGGAGCGATCAAAGTCTCTGGTGGAGCTTCATAAACCGATGCTGTGACACCGGCAAGCGAAGCTGCTAAGGGTGCGCGAACCTCTGATTGGATTGTCATTGTGCCATTGTTTCGACGTCAATGAACGGACTTAAAAGCCCGATGACACGGCTTTGGAGCGATCTGCCGAGTACGAATGGGCTTGGATTAAAATTCTCATTTGTGGTCATGTTGCCTGATGCCGTTACTGATTGAAAGATTTCAACCGAAACAACAAGAATTGCTGATTTGACTGGTGGTACGTTCGCATAAAGTTCGGCAGCCGATGATCCGTTCAAAGTCGCCGATCCTGCTGGAATGATTGTGTATAACACTCGATCTGCAAGTTCAGATTCAACGCTGAAACCAAATGGATTTGTATCGTGAGCAGTAATGGCATATTCGCCATCCAAAGCACCGCATCCAGCAATGACAACGGTCTGACCAACTGCAAAATAACATGGACGCAATGTTGTGAAATAAGCGACGCCATTTTTGATGCGAGTCGTTGAAACAGCGTATTGATATTGAGTAAGCAACGGCAAAATCGTAAGTTCAGCCGAATCGATGATCTGATCAAGATATGTGTCGTCGTATAAAGATTCAGAGACGCCAAGCACCGTGCGCAGCTCGTCGGCTGTGATGATATTTGGCATCTCTGATCTCCTATTCTGCTCGACTGGCTCGGGAGCGAACCAGCCGATGTCTAATTAAGACGCGTTGAACGCGTATGCGCCTGCACCGATCTTGGTCGCTGTCGCGCCATATCCGTACATAAGAATTCCGATGCTTCCATCAGAAATCACGTTTGTGCGAAGCTCCAAGCGTGGTGATTCATACCATGTGTATGCATCGCGATTGATGACGTACATTGAGTTTGAACCTGTGCCTGAAAGTGCTGTATCGACCCATAGATCGATGCCATTTACTGAACCGCGCAAGCTGCGTGGCTGTGCGTTTCCAGCTGCGTTCATTGGATTGAGCGCGTTGTAAATTGGACGTCCAGCGTCGTTGAAAGATTGGATGCGTCCCCACATTTGTGGAGAGACAACAATCGCGTCAGCGAATTTGAATGTGTTTGAATAAACGCTTACTGCGCCGCCAGCAACCCAAGTCAAGAATTCTGCCGCTGTGATATCTGTGCCGATACCTGTTGCAGTCTTTGTTGATCCTGTGATGATCTGTGCGGAGTTGTATGCGTTAGTAGCGCGTGCATATTGCGCTGAAAGATTTGAGATCAGTTCTGAGAAAAATAGTGGATCAGAGCGATCTGCTAATTCAACGGACATGACCTGAGAACCCTTGAATGACTTCACATCAACATTGATGAATTCTGATTCCATCACTGTCGGTGTTACAGGATCAAGTTCATCGACTACGCCTACTGCTGGCAATACTGTGATCTTTGGAATCTGGAATGTAAGTCCGGCAGATGGCAAAGTATTTGTCGAAATTGAATCGATTGATGCACGAACATTGTCGGCAAGACCATTCACGACTTCGCGAAGCTGACGTGTTGGGATAAGTCCCGGATTGTCAGTTGATGATGTAGCTGCTGCGATGAATGAACGTGATTGTTCTGATCCACGTGCTGCTGCCACTGAGTGCATCAAAAATGTCTCTGGTGAAACGATTGGATTGCGTGATGCGATGAAATTTACAGGCTTTGGAGCTGCTGCTGCCTCGACCTGTGCTGAAGCTTCTACCGTCTCGGCGGCAGTTTCTGTGACGGTGTTTTCCACGACGTCTCCTTCTGTTGGTTGTTGTGGTTGTGCTTCTGCCTCATCTGTTGATGGTTCAGAATTTTCTGGTGCAGTTGTCGCGGCGACATTTGACACACGTGCTGAATCAAATGCCGGATTGTGTGTCAATGCGACACCGACCAAATCTGCCTTTGAGACGACCATTGTGCCGTCCTCGTTGTGACCAAATTCGATTGCATTTGCTTCGACTGAAAATCCGTCGCGCAATCCGTCGATTGCTTCTTGAATCGCATCTGATCCTGCTGTTGTCTTTGAAATCTTGAAAGTTGCGTTGATGGACGTGTTATCTGGTGACAATTCCATTGAAAGTGTCTTACCGATTGGACGTGCTGAATCATGCTCCAAATTGAGCTTCACATTTGTCGGATTGAGTGATCCAGATTTAAACATCACTTTTCCTGTTGATGCGTTAGCTGGCTGATCAAAAGCAACAATTTGCCCTGTGATTGTGCGAGCTTCGGAATCAGCAGCAGTGATTGTGAATGGTGTTGTTACCTTCATTTGATCAGTTCCTCTGCTTGACGTATTTCATCGACTGTCAATGCTGACTGACCCGTTACAGGATCGACGATGGAATTGAGTGTCTTGTAAATATTTGCACGCTCCAAATCTGATCCGCGCAAATAATCTGATAAGTCATATTTGACTTCTTGTGATGACGGTACGAAATCCGGCATTGATAGACGCTCGGAAATCGAAGTCATCAGCGGAATCAATGAGAAATCCAAAAGTGTTTGACGTTGATTGACGGCATTTGAGTATGTCATCGATGATCCAGTTTCAGCATCGACGTAATACGCCGGAATTCCGCACGCACGTGCAATTTCAGTTGCTATGTACGAACGGGCAGCTGCAAGCTGTAATTTCTCGGGATCAAAGCCCACTGTTTGAAGCTCGACGTCAGCATTGAGAAATGCAGTGCCACGATTGCGACGTGCAGTACCCCATGCTTCAAGTAATTTTGCGATGCGGTCAGACGGAAGTGCAGTGCCGTTGCTTTTAAGTACCATCGACGGAATTGGTTCTCTGGCGTACATTGCAGCGGCACGTTCTAATTCTGCTCCGGTGCGGATTGTCGTCCCAGCACGATTAAGCAGTCCTTCATCATTACCATTGAAAACGACTAGTGATCCGATGCCTGAATTTGGCACTGGTGATCCATCGACCATGTAATATTCGATCTCAGTCGCCATTGAATTTGTTTGAATGGTGACGCGAGATGGTGAAATACGTTGCACACTGCGAACGCGATACGTGTCCATAAACAGCTCAGTGATTTGCCAATATGCGTATCCGTAAAACAACAAATCTTCACACGTCCAGACATAAGTCGCGCTTCCTGGTATCCGCGGATCGGGTGTGCGAATTACACGCGGCGTTGCACCTTCGACTTCCATGCCAGTTGATCGATCAATGACTTCAAGTCCGATTGATGAGATTGATGAACAAATGATGTTGCGAGCGCGTGCGCACGTAGGCACGGACATAGCCTGCTCACGTGTTGCTGTATTTGCACCGCCGAAAAATGGCGTCAATGAATCCAATGATGTCACGGGTGCAAGCGACGCAGCCACGTCGCTGACCGCTTGCGGCGTGACTGCCTCGATCTTGCCTGATGCGAAAATATCGCGAATTCCCATGCAAGAATTTTCCCACGGTTAGATCATCAACCCACCAGAATGTCAATGTCCGTCTCTGGGCGTGTCGCAAAATGTGTGACCAATGCAGTCGCCACAGCTGCGCACACTGGTGCTTGTCCTCGACGACCAATGACCCATCCAGCATCTCCACGGGGAAATTTCACAGCTGAAAGAATCTGTGCCGTAAGTTCAGCTTGATTACGATGTTTCAATCGCCCTGAATTGATTGCACCGAGTAATTCATCGCAGCTTTGAGGATATGACGAATCCATATCGAATATTGGAATACCGGCTGGACGCAATCGGGTCGCAATCGATCCGGCTGCCCTTTGTGAGTAAAGCAAATATTCCAAAGGATACTTTCGGCAATATGGCGCGACATCATTTGCGATGGCTCGATCATCCAAGTGCAAATCGTTGCTCCAAGTGTGCAACAGCTTGACGACAAAATCCTCTGATCCAAGCTTTTGGGCGGCAACGAGCGCAGCTTGTTTTCTGTCCGGTGTCACATCGATGGCAAGCCACGTCAATTTGTCCGGATCAACATCGATCTCAGTATCACCACAATTTTTCCATTTTTCAGCATCGACCACGCCGGTGATGGTTTGTACCCATCGGCACATGACCTCAGTCATCACCACTGTCGGATCGTCATTGAGTACGGATTTGATATTACCCACGTTGATGGTGTGTCCAAGTGCCGGATTGCTGTACGCCGCATTTTCAAGGGAAATGACGTCGGTCGGTGCAGACCATTCAAAGTACCCGATCTCCGGATCATCAGCTCCAGCAATAGCAGCCAAAGCACGCTCGCGGATTTGGTTGAGAATTAAGGACGTTGATTCTCCGGCGTTCGTATATCCAATGACCATCGGATTTTTTGCCGCCATCAATGTATAACGTAAAGATGCAAAAGTCTCCATGTCCTTCATCTCGCGAAGCTCATCAAGATGCAACGTCGATGGAGCTGAAATTCCACGGGCAGCGGATCCAGATGCACGGATCATGAAGCGCGTACCCAAAGTCGTTTCAATTTCTTCTTCGCCATGACGTCTGCGAATTCGTTTGACTTGCTTGCTGAGAAAATCAGAGCCTTCAATCAGACGCTCCAAATGCCGAAACTGCTCGAAGCTTGTCGAAAGTCTATGAGCTGATCCGATCTGGATGGATTCATCCCAGAGAAACAGCCCAGCAAGAATCCGGATGTTCATCAGAAAACTTTTGCCATTCTGTCTCGCGACCGTCGTGCAGACCATAGGCGTCGCCCATCTGCCATCCGGTTTGACTTTGTGTCCATGGTCAAGCACGAATTTCTGCCACGGCATGAGT